GATGTAAAAACAAATGATAAAAGAATGTATAGCCAAAAAAAAGATCACGGAAATGATATGACATATGAGAATGAATTTAAGGTAACCAAATGAATAAATATAAAATAGGTAAGACATATAAAAAAACAATTCCTTTGAATACTAAAAAATTAGGAACAAAAATAAAGGATTATCCTTTTGTAGAAATATCATGGTTGGATATCGAAGGTAATGCCGGTTGGTCTGATACTAAATCACTTAACAAAGAAAAGTTACCAGTTTGTGTTTCTAAAGGTTATCTCGTATCACAGTTAAAAGGTGTGACTAGAATATTTACTGATTACATCAAAGCCAAAGAAGGAGACACTTTTGAAAATATTGGTAATACAACTATAATCCCAACATCAGTTATACAATCTATAAAAATATTACATTAATGGATCTAATCATCTTACAAGATGGACTGTATGAGCTTATACCTGCAACAAAGGAAATGTTTGTAGATGCAATATTACCTGAAGTCGTAGATTGTTTTACCTTGTGCGATATTGTACGAGAAATGCATACAACTTACATAGAAAGCATAAATAAATACGTTATGAAGGACAGTGGAGCGCATTTTTATGGGTGTCTTTGTAATTAACTTGTCTTATATCAAATGGCCTTAAAAAAACGTGAATCATTGTTGTTTCAAAGAATGCGTAAAAACATTAAAAAGGCGCATTTTACAAGGATAGAAAGCTCAACTGTACAAGGTATTCCAGACGTACACGGGTGTATAGATAGTAGGTCTTTTTGGATTGAAATGAAGTCAACTGAGGACAAGTTTCCGGTACTGTCTAAGTTCCAAATGGCTTGGTGTTATGAGTATCAAAGAAATGGTGGTAGCGTTTTCGTGCTGCATTCGGCCCTCTCGCAAAGAGCCTTGAAACTTTACAAGGTGTCCGGTGAGGTGGATCCCTCGTCCCCATCCTCGTTTTCTCGTTCCCTCGTTTTGCTTTATAGCTCACCGGACCCTGTGCCGTCCCTGGCCTGGCGCCAGCTCAGGATGCAGCTGGTGAGAAATAGTTCTTGACAGCGAAACCTCGTTTGATATAAAGGAAAAGTCCATAAGGATTACTAAAGAGTAAAGCTCTGGCCTCCGTCCATGGAGAGAGGCAGCGTGGCGAAACCTCGGTAGTCCTTATTTATCATCTGTCGCCATCGGTTGGCTTTTGCTAGCCGGTGGCCTCCATCAATTCCTCGTTTTCATTCCTCGTTTCCTCGTTCTCGTTCCTCGTTTATGCTCAACGTCCCTGGCCATCCTTCACCAGCTGGTGTCGCCAGCAGCAGACTGCCGTGATGGAAGCTCGGATCCTCGTTTCCTCGTAGGGAAATGTACCTTTTGCTTACCTGATTAAAGAGCTGGGCACCAGTCGCCAGCTCAGGACTCACCTGCTGTTCGAAAATTTATTTGAAAATAGTTCTTGACATCTATCCCATGAGGTCTTATCTATACACACATGTGGATTATATATACGACAACAATTTACCTTGTGCTGTTGTTCGGCACGGGTATTATATCATTAAACTTTTAAAGGAGGACAGATGGAAAAAGGCAACATAGTCTACTCGTGTAAGGAACATGGGAAAGATACTTATTTTAATATTAAGAAACTAGAAAAGCACAGAAAGATGCGTAGCTATGTCTACGTGTGGTTTGAGTCAGATGGCCGAGCCGAAAAGATGTGGGTAAGGATTACCTCGGGAGATAGGAAGAAAGGTCAAGGTAGACTCGACAACATGCCAACCGTCCTTGATCACCTAAAGCTAGGCGATAACATTCGCTTCAAGACTGACAAGGAGGGAATAACATGGGGACTATAGACATAAAGCAATGGCTCGTTCTCGGTGAGAAAGAAGAACGATTCTTGGTTAAAGATATAGCAGACCACGGCTGCGAAGGAGGCGTGGGTGGTTTGATATATTATTGGGAAACCACCGCATTCCATGACGAACATGAAAAAGAAATTTGGGATATTGTAAAACGTTTTGCTGATGACAGCGGCCAGACTATTATGGAGTACTTAGCAATTGTTGCGAAGGATGCCGGTTCACTGGACCAACTAAGATGCACCCTCGTTTGGCTTGCCGTTGAGTCGGTAGCGCAGGACCTACATGAAGAGCGCCAGGCACCAGCTGCAGGTGAAGCTGCGTGTTCGTAATTTTTCTACTAATATTTGCCTGTATTCTTTGGCCTGAGCTCACCTCGTTCTCGTTCTGGATCGTAGTCTCGTTGGTGGTAATGGCCTTTCAGGGAGCTGGCCAGGCGATGCAGCCAGCACCAGTTACTGCTGGATCAGGGTACCAAGCTGTATTACCTGTGGAAAAATTAATGTTTGACATCTATCCCATCTATGATAAGTCTTTATCATTAACTAAAACAAAGGAGAAAAAAATGGGACTAGATCAATTTGCACATTTGAGAGATCAGAAACCTGATTGGGAGAAAATCTATTCAGATGAACATGAGCCAAAGAAAGATGGATTTGTGTGGAGAAAACACGCAAGACTTCAACAGTTCATGGCAGTCCAACACGCTAAACAAAACAAGCACCAAGTACATGAGGGAGATCTCGCACATCTAGGGTTTAATGGTGGCGATGAACCTGTGTTCATTACAGAGGAACTCGTTAAAGATTTAGCTGAAGCCATTCGCACAGACTTCAAGAACTTTGTTGCAACAGATGGATTTTTCTGGGGGCAACAGTTTCAAGAGGAAAGTGTGAAAGAAAATAAAGAAATGGATTTAGAGTTTTTGCAATGGTGTCGTGACATGATTGCAGAAAAAAAAGTGGCTATCTATCATTGTAGTTGGTAGGTACTCACACGACTAGCGTGGGTTAACATGACTGCCACTAGCATTAACTACGGTTGATGACGCTAGTACTACAAGCGAGGTCTTTTGTCAGAGTAGCTCCTGTTTAGACCTCGTTTCTCGTTTGCCGTTTGATCGGCAAACTTTTTTATTTAACTTACCAGTACCAGCTGGCACTGGGATTTGCTTCGGAAGGACAGGTGGAGATGACGGATAAAGTAGATCAATGGATTTGGTTTAAAAATAAAAATGGAAGAACATGTAAAATTAAGTTGAAGACTTTACTTACTCGTGTTAGTAATTCTAATATTAACTATTACGCAACAAGGAGAGAAACCAATGGCACAACAAAACGAAGAACATCTAGAAGTAATAAGTAAGAACAAAGCTAAAGCTTACGAAGAGCAGAAAGAAATGCGTGAGGAGTGTTCGGCATTCATTACCACTTGCTCAACCTTTCATTTGCAGGAAATACATTCAGAGATCAGACGACTAAAGAAGAAGTATTAATATGCTTATCCTCGTTATAGTCCTCGTTGCAATCTCGTTTCTCGTTATATACCAATAGCAGCTGGGCGCCAGCACCAGTTCCCAGCACCAGCACTGGCGAAATTTTTCGCCAGTTCAAGTTATTTTTTTTTCGTGAAGTTTTAAAAATTTGCCATGATGTCTAGGTCGCATGACAGGTCAAATCTTAATGTGTGTTGCTCTATGGAAGACTTTTTTTTAGATAAAAAATAATTTGCATTATCTTTTAAAATAAATTAGATTTAAGACAAATCTATATTTTATAGATTAACAACTAAATAAGGATAAATAACAATGAACAAAAAACAAAAAGCACAAGTGCCTACATTGAGTAGAGCAGATAAGCGAGTATGTAAAAGTTACATAGATCAATCTTATCTTTTAAATAAATATCAAACATTGAAAGCTGACACAAAAGAAATTGTGGTTTCATACTTTGATAAAATAAAAACTAATGTCATTATTCTAGATGACCAATCTTACATTCAAAAGATTGAACGAACTCAACGAAGATTTGATAGTAAATCTTTTATTGAGTATGTTAAAAACTGTGGCGATCACAAATTGCAGTTGTTAGTTAATGGCTATTACAAGCAAATAGAAACGCTTGAATTAAAACCATTTAACGATAATCTAGAGAAAATAAAAAAAGGAGTAAAAACAAATGCCAAATAATAATGACAATAGCAACCTACCCTCAATGAGTGTTTTATCTCAAATGATACAGACGACTATGCAGAACAAGGGCATAGATCAATCAAGAGTGCAATCACTATTGAACGAAGACGCAAATGGTAAAACTCTCAACTACCAAATACTTTATAAGTTATTGGAAAGTGCAGTTGAGGAATTTATCCTAATCAACAATGGCAACCCTTTAGCTGATGACTTTAGAAATAGAGTATTAGATAAAATGTCAGATGTTGTTAATATGCTGACAGGCAATCAACCACCTAACAACAGCTAATCAATTCCGATTGCGTGGCGACTAGATCGCCACGCAACCCACCCTCACAACCTCAATAGAGGTACCAAGTCCACCAATTACACAGCTTTCCATATCCCGACCCCCAACCCCCTTTTTGCTTTATTATGGTACCTGACGCTTGCCCTTTACAATCAGAAACACACATGTATAAACTATAAAATACTTATGAATCTAGACACATTAACCACTGATCAATTAAGAGATCGTGTAGAAAAAGCTTTTATTGAACACATTAAACTTTGTCAGGATAATTTTTTATATTTTGTTCAAGCGGTTTGGCCAGATTTTATTTGCAGAAAAGCAAAAGAAAAAGAAAACTGGGGCCATCATCAACATATTGCTGACGAGTTAACTACTATTGCAAGAGGCTCAAAAGGGAGGCTCATTGTGAATATGCCACCCCGTCATACTAAATCTGAATTTGCATCTTTTTTGTATCCAGCTTGGTACATAGGGAAGTTTCCTAAGAAAAAAATTATGCAAGTTTCTCACAACGCAGAACTAGCAGGTAGGTTTGGTTCCAAAGTAAGAAATTTAATTGATAGCCCAGAGTACAAACAGATCTTCGGAGATGTTAAACTTCGGGAAGATAGTAAAGCAAAAGGCAGGTGGGAGACTAACCATGGCGGTGAGTACTTTGCAGCGGGTGTTGGCGGTTCTATCACAGGACGAGGGGCTGATTTGCTTATTATAGATGATCCTCATACGGAGCAGGATTCTTTATCGGATTCCGCTATGGAGAGAGCATTTGATTGGTACAACTCGGGACCCAGACAACGTTTACAACCAGGTGGTTCCATCTTGTTAGTAATGACTAGATGGGCTCAAGATGATTTAACAGGAAGATTGTTACAAGGACAATCTGAACCTAAAGCCGATAAATGGAAATTAATAGAGTTCCCTGCAATACTAAATTCAGGAAATCCTGTTTGGCCTGAGTATTGGAGCAAAGAAGAACTAGAAGCAGTTAAGGCATCCATTACACCAAGAAACTGGAATGCACAATACATGCAGGACCCAGTGGCCGAAGAAGGAGCAATCATTAAAAGAGATTGGTGGATCCCTTGGAAAGGAGAGGTTCCATCTCTAAAGCATGTTATACAAAGTTATGATACTGCATTTTCTAAAAA